ATGCTGAGTACATTACCCGATTTACACAGAAGTTTTGCAGAGCAACTCAAACTTAAATTTCAGTCTGATTCGCGAATTCACTCCCTTCTCGCTGGTGGCTCAATTGTTCATGGTGGGTTTGATAAATACTCCGATCTCGATTTTGTCGTTGTCGTAGACACTCTCCACTATGACGAAATCATGACGCAGCGCAGGGAGCTTGCCGGAACATTAGGCCATCTGCTCCATGCTTTTACCGGGGAACATGTCGGAGAGCCTCGCCTGCTAATATGCTTGTATGGCCCAGAACTTCTTCATGTCGATTTGAAATTCGTCACTCTGGAAATGCTCACTCAACGCGTTGAGGAGCCCGCAGTGCTATTTACCCGTGATAACACTGCTCTGCAGCGACAACTGGCAAAATTTAGTGCTCACTGGCCTGATATGACGCCGGAGTGGTTTGAGTCCCGAGCCTGGATCTGGCTGCATTATGCAGTGGTTAAGTTGGGAAGGGGCGAACTCTTCGAAGCGATGGGTATGCTGTCATTCTTCCGCGAGCAGGTGCTGGGGCCAATGTTGTACCGTCGTGCCAATCTTCCGCAACGTGGGGTTCGCCGCATTGAATTCCACGGCATTGACCCTGATGGCCTGCTGACTTCCACGCTGGCAACGCACGATCGTGACTCGGTCAGCATGGCCATCAGAATGGCTGTTGACGCTTATATCAATCTGCGAGCTGATGCTCTGCCTGAGAATATCGCAGATGATGCGGCTCGTTGGGCGGTTCTTGCGATGCTGAAAGCATATTCTGACAGGGTTTAAATCTGTACTCCGGTCGCTTACATGGCCGGAGTAAAAGTACCAGCGATCTAAATCCCAGGATTGGCCGTCTCAGTTTAGTTAGTACAATCCATGCTAAAGCTAGGTTCAGGTGTCAAGAGTAAGGTCCGCTATCAAAAAAACGAGACCTGCCTGGATGGGATACTTACGCCATCACCACCATCATAGATAACGTAGTCCGCTTCTTTGGGTTTGGCTGATTCGATTTCTTTAACTGAGAGAGGTTTGGTTTGTCTTGCCATTGGCGGTTTTCCATAGCCTTAGGCACCTCAAAAATAATAAAGCTTTGTGAGGTGCCTAAAAGGCTCGGATTTAATAAGTTCTCTTTGGACTTCGCGGGACAAATTGAGGGTACAAATAAGCCCGCAGGGCTTGCGCCGTGCGGGCTCTTAGGACTTCATCGGATGACTCTGGTAATCACCGATGGAGAATTTTGGTGGGCTGGCGGAGTCTGACTTTGTCTTTTAATTGTCTGTATTTAATGGTTTTTTTATTAAATTGAGATTTTGGATATACCTAAGCGTATACCAATTCTGCTTTGTAGGCACAAAAATATAGTCATGCTGGTATGACAATTCCAACCCCGTCACAGCTTGTATCCATCTGGTCACACATGACAAAAGCAGGCAACCAATACTAAGAATTTACTTTACGACTCTTCGCTATTGGGGTTCTTAACTTTTTCCCATTCAATGCCCAACCCTTTAAATTTTTGTGCAAATGGGATTACTATGAGCGCAACACAAGCCCCTAATAGTGCCATTCTCTCAGTGGTTAAAAAATTAAATCGTATATCTGCAATTACTATAAGTAATAAGGCGACAGCAAGAGACCAAGTAACTCGTTGAAAAATATCCATCGTTTGAGATTTTTTCTGCCGAATATCATTTTTCCTAACTGCTGACTGCTCTGCGGTAAGGGCTCGAAAAGTTGGGAAAAGATTGAAATCAGATTTAACTAATTCACCCGAATCACTGACTGAATACAGTGAAAATGGCAATGGGTTATTAGGCAGGGAGGATACGGTCACCAAGAAAAGTGGGATTTTTTCATTTCCAATTGCTTGTTTGTATCTTTTTAATTGATTTAGAGTGTTTTCGCTATGTGCAAATCTGTCTGACTTTATTTCAATAATAGCAAGATATTCTTTCTTTTCTGGATCTATAATTGCAAAGTCTGGTCTATATGTGTTTTTGCCATCGTTGGAGAAAAATGCTGGTTCGTATAATATAGAATCTTTGGTATATCCTAGTGATAATAAGTATTCAGAGAATTTATTTTCCACCTCTGAATGGTAATTGTTGTCCATTACAGTCCCTCTCTGCTGTGTGAAAACTAGTGAGCTAAATTAATAAGGTAACTAAAAAACGCAAGAGATTCAATTGATTAACGAGTGATAGGTCAAGTCAAGGTCAAACTCGGCGATCATGATGGTTATCTTGTTGAATCACAGCCAGACATGATGAATTTCTAGGTTGGAGAAAAAACTTTTTTTCAGGAAAACTGTTCACACTGTTCACACCGTTTTTTTTGTTTTTAATTTCATAGTGATATGTTGTGAATGGTTGGTGAACAGTGAACACTTTACTGTTCATTTTTGCCGTTTTGCAGGTAAAAAAAAGACCGGCGATTGCCGGTCAGGGTAGATTATTTTGCTACAGGGTCATCACATTTCGGCAGCCAGTCGGCGTTGCTTTCCTCTCTTAGTGTTAGATTGGTTTGTATGCCCTGATTTTTTCGGCGCTTCTCATAACTTAGCCCGTACTCTTTCAGCATAGCTGGCAGCCCCTTACCGAACATGGTGAGGCTCAGGGTGTTCCTGTAGCCGTGGGCCTCCATATACGCCAGATAGGCATGATACAGATACAGGCGCGGCTGACGCGGTATGATGTTAGCATTGCCGATATACATACCTTCAGGCTCCGGCAGCGCCTCCAGATAGCCACAAAAATCAAATGTCGGGTCGGAATCGCGTTTAATACTGAGCGCCTCGTCGGAGTTCTGCTGTGACTGGAGCAGGGCGCGGGCGGTCATCGGGTCGCTGAACTTCTGCATTAGCTGGCGCACAATCACGGCCAGCTCGCGGGCGATTTTGTTCTTAAGCTGTGGGTCGCGCTCCTCCGGGGCAATCTGTTCCGGGAAATGCAGGATCACCCGGCGCCGTGAGACACCGCCGCTGCGGTCGGTAAAGCGCATCGGGTTATTGTTCACGGCCAGAATCACCGCCGGAATATGGGTGGAGTACGCATCCTTGTATTTCGGGTCAATGGAGACCGCATCCCCGCCGGTAATGGCCTTGAGTCCTGCCCCGTCACCACTCCATTTTTCCTGGTCAGGCAGGCGTATCAGCGAGAAGCCAATCAGCGCAGCGCGTTCACGTGGTGATTCCAGCGTTTCGATGGTGGCCGATGTGGCGTTATCTTCCCCGGCAAGCATGGTCGCAATTTCGGCCAGAATACTTTTCCCGCTGCCACCCGGCCCGGTCACTTCGAGAAAGAGCTGCCAGTCGTAGCGGTTCGCCAGTACCATAAACAGGGCGGCAAGTATCACGTCGCGTTTTTCCGGTCGGCCACCGGCGGCACGGTCGAGCCAGCGCCAGAAATCCGGCGCATGGGTTTCCAGCGTTTCGCCCTCCACCGGTGGGGTAAAATCGACATCGCAGAGTGTGCGCAGCCAGTGCGATTTATGATGCGGACTGAAAGTACCGGTGGCGGTATCGAGTACGCCGTTACGAAAACCAATCAGACGACGCGCCGGTGTATCCTGCTGCGGAATAATCAGTTTCAGGGTCTCCACCACTGAGGCAATTTTCCCTGACGAGAACGGGGCACGCAGACGCTGAAATAACCCGGCCACGTCGCGGGCAAAGTCTGACGGTGGAATGATTTTCCATATCCCGGCCTCATAGCGGGACAGGAGCTGGCCGTTCGCGTCCACGGCCAGCGCTTCGCCGTAATGCTCATGCACCCGCATCGCCTTTTCGCTGGCGCTCATGGCGGTAAACTCCGCCTCGCTCATGGTATCGAACGGACTTTGCGCCGGTGGTCGGATAGCGTCATAAATGGCTTTGCGTGTCGCATCCTCGCCTTTTTGTTCAAATGCGTCATTCCAGTCACCGAACACCGGCGGCAGGGCAACAATGCCCTCACAGGCGTCTGCGGCCGCAGCGGCTTTTGTCTGGCCGTCGCCGTTCAGGTCACGGTCGGCGGCGAGGACAATCTGACAGGCCGGATGTTTCTGACGGGCAAGGCTCGCCAGAGAAAGGAGGTTCACGGAGGACAGCGCCACCATAACGGTTTCGTTGGTCAGGTGATGGACGGTGAGTGCGGTCGCATAACCCTCTGCAATCCACAGGCGTTTTCCGGCCTGTTTTTTCCCTTCGATGACATGACATGCCCCTTTGACCTGACCGCCTTTCAGGGTGCGTTTGAGACCGTCAGCATTGATAAGCTGAAGGTTAACCAGTGCGCCGGTATCGTCAGACAGCGGGACAACCACATCCCCGGCGCGGAACGTCACGCCGCCGGTTTTATGCATGACTGTCAGTACCGGACATTCCCGGTCGGGGAACCCCTTGCGGGTGAGGTAGGCGTTGTCGGTGGCCGGGCGCGTTTTCTCCAGCAGTCTGACGGCCAGCGCGGCCGCCGCTTTGCGGTCGGCATCGGTTTCAGCCTCTGCGGCTACCATCACTTCCGGGGCAACCGGCGACAGATTGCCGGTCACGGCGTTCACCTTCCCGGCGGCTTCTGACGGGGTCACGCCAAACACTTTTTCTACCAGCTTAAGCCCGTCACCCGCGCCGCACTGATTGCAGAACCACGTCCCGCGCCCTTCTTTATCGTCAAAGCGAAAACGGTCAGAGCCGCCACACACCGGACAGGCCTGATGGCGGTTTTTAATCACCTTCACACCCAGCGCCGGAAGAATGCGCGGCCAGTGGCCGCACGCCTGTTTTACCGTTTCTGTTACGTTCATTTTCATCGTTGTTTTCTCCCTCAGTGCAGTACCGGCGCGGTGATATGACGGGCGCAAAGTTCATCCATCACGGCCAGCCCGAGAAAGGACAGCGACGGCGCGGCTTTGAGTGGACCGGCTTCCATTAAATCTTCCAGTAATGCACAGGCTATCTGGCGGCCTTTTTCCTCACCGTGCTGGCGCAGGTAGAAGCCCTCCAGCTCGTCAGCAATGGCATTTTCCAGCGCGTCGAGGGTGAGGTGAGGATAGCGGTGCTGACGGGCGCACAGGGTCAGCCAGGCACAGGCGACCGCGCGGCGGTATAGCGCAGCACGCAGAGCGGGGGATAATGCAGTTTTCATACGTTACCCTCCCCGGTCAGCCAGCGCTGGTTGCAGCGTTCGACCACACCGTCAAGCTGGGCGGTCATGAGGTAAATCACGGAGGTGAGCTGTAATTGTTGTGCGGGGTCACGGCGTACGGTGGTGCAGTCCTGCACCTGCATCAGGTCGCCGACAAGATGGCCGACGTTGCGCATATGCTCAAGGCATTCGAGGTCACGGGCGGTAATGGTGGTGTGTTTCATGCGTGCACCTCCAGAACCGGCAAACGGCCAGCGAACGAGAGGATGTAATCGCGAGCGAGGGAAAGACGTGCGGCGTGCTCATCACCGGCAACGGTGCGAAGCATACAAATGCGGGGTTTGCGGTCTGCGCGACGAACGGCAGCAAACACAAACACAAACTGCGGGTATGACGGGGTGAGGGTCGTGGCCATAGTGGCAACCTCCAATAAGTAGCGGTTATCGCCACCACCAGAGCTGCAAATCTCATGGGTGGTAGCCCGGATGGGGTTTGCAGTACCGGCCTTATTGGAAACCGGCCAGCCCGAAGGCTGCCCCACCCGGACCACCATTATCTGACAGGAGCCACGGTGTAAGCACCACAGCCCGAAAAATAGGTGTGTCTGAGCAACGACATAAAAAAACACGCTCGGCGCGTGTTGTGTCGCCAATAAGTTACACGGGCTGCAAATCCCGGCTGCCGATTTTGCGACAGCGGGAAAACTATACCTGGAAACCGCGAACGGAAGCAAGCCAGAAAAAGGGGCTGTTTGCTGAACGGTCATCATCATGCGTCATAGCCCCGGTTACGTTCGGCAATGCGATCCGCCATCCATGCCGTGATTTCAGATTGCGCCCACGCCACATTTTTTCCGCCGAGGGAGATTTGTTTCGGGAAAGCCTCCCGGCTGATGAGGTCGTAAATCGTGGAGCGGGACAGCCCGCACAGATGCATCACTTCGGGCAGGCGAATAAAGCGCTCCTGAACGGTGTCAGAGACCGGCATCAGCGGCGCGGCAGGGGCAGAAAACGGGGAAGAAAAAGCGGTGTGCATCGGGCTACCTCATAAAGTCCATACAGTGCCGGTCGTGTCCGTCCGGCTTCGGGTAGCTCTCTATTTTGTGAATATTTTCCCCCAGGGCAACAAGTCATTTTATAGCACTCCACCACACAACAGAGCGATTTTTATACAGTGGCAAACGTTGGCCGTTTATTGGCAAACGTTGGCAAACCGGTGGCCCATTGCTGATTGCTTTAGTTTATATATTTCTTATTTTTAATCACTAAAAAGTCTAAGCAACTGACTAACTGAAAAAACAGAAGGGTGAACAGTAGTGAACAGTCGGTGAACACTTCTGATCTCAACTGTTCACTACTTAACTTACTGTATTACTTATTCTTTTATTTAAAGTGAACAGTAGTGAACAGTTATATGTAAAAAACAAACGGTGAGTAAGGTTTTCCTGCGACCTTTCTCTGGCCAGCCGGGTTTTAAGGTCTTTTTGTGCCATTTTTGCCACAACGGCAATGAATCGTGTTGTTGTGTCTGGCGCGGCAGAATCTCCTCAGATTGAAACGAAGAGGAGACCCGACATGACCGATACCACCGCCATTCCCGACTACCTGAAACCCGCGATGGAACGCCTTGAGGTTGCCCGGTCAGCGCATCTTGCCAGTGCCAGTCGTATGGATGAAACCACGGCGGCCATCAGCCAGGTAAAAGTACAAAAAAACGAACTGGAGCAGGAAAACGGCAATGATTCCGGTGCATGGCGTACTGCCTTTCGTGCCGGAGGTGCAGTTATTACCGACGAGCTGAAACAACGCCATCTGGCGCGCGTGGCATGTCGGGAACTGGTGCAGGAATGTGACAATATGGCTGAAGTGCTGTCTTTTGAGCTGGACAACCTTAAGGGAGCCTGCGACCGGACGGCCAGAACGTATCGTCAGGCACATCACTGCGTCCTCAGCCAGTACGCAGAGCATGAGTTAAATGCTGCCCTGCGTGACACCTGTAGTGCGCTGGTCAGGGCAATGAAACTCAATATACTGGTCCTTAATAATCCGCTTGCTAATACGACCGGGCACGAGGGATATATCGAACCGGAAAAGGTTGTGATACAGCAGGTGAAAGCGTGGCTTGAACAGGCCGTGAAGGGCTACAGTATCCGTCTGACCGAGGAGCCGGTGCTGTTTAAAACAGGGCTCTCAGCCTCCACGCTGCCACATATGGAGTATGACGTTGCGGCCACGCCCTGTCAGGGGAAGGTCTGGCAGGAAAAAATGAGGGAACGTGAAGCCAGCCTGAAAGCAAGGGGGTTACTGTCATGATGCGCTGCCCTAATTGTGGTCAGGCCGCCCACGTCCGGACCAGTAAATATATGTCTGAGAACGTAAAAGAGAGCTATCTGCAGTGCCAGAATGTGTATTGCTCAACGACGTTCAAAACGCATGAATCCATTTTTGAGATTATCCGCTCCCCTGCGGAAGAGAAGAAGGCCGAACCCGCTCCGTCGAAAACCAGAACCACCCGCAAAGTGAAAGGGTGTTACAGCTCGCCATTCAGCCATAATCAGGAGAGACGATAATGACTACCCTGACCTTACAAAATGCGTTTGAAGCCTGTCAGACGAACAAAGCAGCGTGGATGAATCGTAAAGCTGAACTGGCCGCTGCAGAGCTGGAATATCGGGATTTATTGCTGGATGACGCAACGGGTTCCCGCCGCTTACAGACGCTGTGCGAGCTCATCGATATAAAAAAATGGGAGATTAATCAGGCCGCCGGTCGCTATATCCGCTCACATGAGGAAGTACAGTGCATCAGCATTCGTAACCGTCTGCATGATTTTATGCAGCAGAACGGCGCAGAGCTGGCCGCCGCACTGGCACCAGAACTGATGGGGATTAAAAACCAGCCCGCGATGATAAAAAACCGCGCGCTTGACCGTTCAATGGCATATCTCCGTGAAGCTCTTTCCGTCTGGCTGACCGCAGGAAATGACATTAATTATTCTGCACAGGACAGCGATATTTTAACGGCCATCGGATACAGGCCTGACGCGCCGTCTCGGGATGATAATCGTGAAACATTCACCCCTGCACAGAACATGATTTACGCCCGCCGACGCACCGAACTGGCCGCGCAGTAGCCTGTCAAAAAATCCCCGTAAATCCCGTCATTTTTCCCGAATTAAGCCATGCATCCATAAGGTGCATGGTTTTGCATGCGTTTTCCTGCTCCTGCATTCCCTGCCAGCGCCAGCCGCGGCGCAGCCTGAGGCCACCTTTGCACCTGCATTAAAAGTAGTCCCTTAAGCGGGCAGGCGTGGCGGGGAGAGCATTGCGCGCTAACGTTGATATATATTTTCGCAGTCAGAATGCTTCAATATGGCGTGTGCTTGTAGCAAATGGCGGTGTGAAATCTCAACGGAGGAGTATAGCTTCCATTGATTTCTAAGTAGGTGGGTTAGGGGAAATGATAAAAGCCGTCCAATGACGGCAGGTTAGCTAAAAATAGGTTTAGAGTCTCGTCGTCAAAGCAACACCAGTTACTACCAAAATGTATCGAGATTAATAGTATCACTTTCAGGCGCTAATTCTGATGGGAGACGCTGAACTTGAATGATCATAGGAGTATGAAATGCGGTGCCCGATACGACACAGGCTCCGGATGGTAATATAGGAACTAAACTGCGCGAAGAACTATCAAGGTTGCTTATAGAATTTTTTAGTAAGAACAAATCATTTTCGTTAACCAAACGATGAAGGAAGTAATTATGAATTTGAGAAATTATTGTTGGTGATATGTCTGCTGGTCGTTGACTCGCAATAGTTACGAAGTATGAAAATTTTCTCCCTTCTTTAATTATTTCCTCAAATAATTCAAGTCGGTAATCTTTCCATGTCTCAGATTCTCTAGTTGATGTCTCTGATAATATATTATGAGCCTCGTCAATGATAAGGTGGAAGCTGTTTTTTGAAGCGTCTTTTTTCTTATGTTCCAAAAAAGAACACTTTGCAATCAACATCGGAATTGTTTTTTTTGTTTCTTGGTTGCAGTTTTTTAATGATATGAATAATAATGGTTTGGCTTCTATTTCAATATCATCAATTATCTCAATTACTTTTTCTAGTGAGCCAGTTGAGGCATTTATCTTGGCAATTAATGGACTGATGTGTTCGTATTGTACATAATTCCTAGAAACGGAATTTATCAGTTGAAGAGTTGCCCTGACAATTATTTGCTGAAAAGATGATAGCGTTTCAATATCTATATTAGTGTCTGTCAGTGAAGGAAGATGAGCAAGATAACCATCCGGAGTGTTATAAAAACTCCCATTCCTATAATATTTGTTACTTTCCCCTTTTGAGTACCAACTAAACTCAGATAACTCGGAATTTATTTCTTTTGATTTCGCAGGGTTGACTATGTTAATTATTGACCGTAAAACGCTGATCGTTTCACGATGCTGATTTTGACCAAACATAACCCTAATTGTTTCATGGAAGTAGTCATTAAGCTCATCACCATACTTGAGTCTATTTCTTACAAGGATGTTAAGAAATGGCTTTTGGGTTTTTTCTGTGGCTGAAAACAAGACTGAAAGTAATTCCACATCCCAAAATTCTGATTTTTTAATTTTTAATTTTTGATTGCCATTCTTTAAATGCGTGTCAAGCACAATGTAATTGCTTTTATCATTCAATTGGTTATGGATGGGTTTATATTCGCCATTAAAATCAATGAATACAAACATGGATTTTTTAAATAATCTTTTTCCAATGCAAGTGAATAATTCGCTATATATCTTTGCTAAAGAATTAGATTTACCACTTCCTGTATTCCCAAATATCCCTATGTGTGAATTAAATATGCCATTTATTGGAATGTGAATAGGTATCTCTTCAAGGAGTGATTTACCAATGTGTATTGTTTTGGCATCTACTTTTCCTTCGAAAGAATATACTGCGGAAATGAGTTTATCCGAAATTAGATGTAACTCATCCTGAATCATTGGAAGGTATTTAATACCTGATTTGAATTTATTTTCAGAAATGTACCCAATGATTTTTATATCTACAAATCTATCAAATTTTTCATGATTAGGCTGAGAGTTGTCAAAGTTTTTCTTTTCAATTATTTCTTCACCCTCAATTTTTCCAATAATATCGTGATATCCTTTTTTTATAACAATAAATTCATTTATAGCAACGCCACGATATAATCTTCCATCATATATATACGTGGTCTGATAGAGGTTTGGGTGAACGATCGCACGGACAGACGTTCCTCTTACAGCTGTAACATACCCAATTATAAACTGCATGTTAACCCCTCCATTGAATCAATCCCGCTGACAGAAAAAATACAATCTATGAATCTATCTAAGTCGATGAAATGGCCATCGTCATTGTTTTCTGGGTAAATAAAAATAATTTTCTTGTTATTTATCAACTCTTTTATTTCAGACTTGGATTCATGTTTATAGCAAAAAACGTAAACTATCAATGAGGGATTGCTGAGCGATCGAGAAATTATTTCTCGAATGTGTTCATCTTTAAAAGAAAAACCAAAACAGATTAGAACAGTTTGAGGTTTCTCAAGTTCATAACTTAAAAGTCTAAGTGATTGATAATAATGCTGTTGGAAAACAGTTTCTTCAAACTTTGCTTTGGTTGGATTTACGATGGCAAGTTTATCATATTCTTTTCTGAATTCCTTAAGCGCCGATTCATCCTCATTTGTCAGGGCTAAACTTTCCTTAGCTGTATGAGCAAGTGTAAAATCTTCAATTAATTTAATTGCTGTTTGGATATCTGGAATATCTAAATCAACTTCCAAATCTTTTGGATAAGAGTTTGGATAACTTACTTCAATTTTTTCCTCATTTACTTTTCTCCAAGAAACAGAACCATGCATTTTTATGAGGTTTATTGTTGGTATTTCAAATTTATAAAGATCATTTGTACCCTGATGCCAAGTTGATGTGTGAAAATTACTGATTTGAAGGTAGCGTGTTTTTAATCCTCTCGCACCATCGTTAAAAATAAAATTAGTGGAATTACGAAGTAACTTATCAGAAGCATTTTCGAAAAACAAATCATAGTTGGTTGTAAAAATATTGGCTCGCCGAATTTGATTGGCGCCCTTTCTATTTATAAGGTTTACAATATTATCAATTAACTCTTGGTATGCCCTGAGTGTTTCCCTACGGGTTTTACGTAAGTCTGCATCGTCATCCCTTTTGAAGAAGCAGAAACTCTTGCGTAAAATATTTTTGTAGTACTGGTAGTAAATGAAATCCTTTATTTCACTATAATCACTATCTGTGAGTATATCTTCATAAGTGAAATCATCATTAATTTTGAGTGTTGGTATAAATGAAGCTGAAGCACCTGATCCTATTAGAAAATTAATATTCTTGTCATGTAATTCTGATGCCCTGAATGCTTTAAATAGTTCGTTTGACATGTGTGCAAGTCCTTATTTAATAGTCTTATTAACAAATAAACCCCACCAAGACATCAGATCTTTTCGCTGCTCTAAATAAGTTGAGCGATTATATGCGCGTCGCACCTCATTTTTATCGCTATGTGCTAGAGCTGCCTCAATTATGTCTGGGCTAAAACCTGCCTCATTCATAGCCGTACTCGCAATTGAACGTAACCCATGTGCTACAAGCTTACCTCCGAATCCAATTCGTTTTAAAGCAGCATTAGCCGTCTGGCTATTCATAGCTTGTTTTGGATCATTTCTGCTTGGAAAAACATGCTCTCGATGGATGCTGATAGGTTTCATCACTTCCAGTATATCTAACGCCTGAGGAGATAAAGGAACGATATGTTCACGCTTTGCCTTCATCCGTTCGGCCGGGATCATCCAAAGTTTGGCATCGAAATCGATCTCTGCCCAACGAGCACCGGAGGCCTCAGAAGGGCGCACAAGCGTCAGGAGTTGCCATTCAATGAGACAGCGAGTCGGAATAGATAGATTTGACATGATGAGAGAACGCATCAGCTTAGGCAATTCTTCTGGCCGAAGTGTCGGCATGTTTTGTTTTTTGGGTTTCTCAAATGCCATACCAATACCTGACGCTGGGTTGGCATCAATCAAGCCGGTGTTGACTGCATAAATCATTATCTCGTTAATGCGCTGCACCAGTCGACGTACAGTTTCAAGCGCCCCACGAGCTTTGATTGGCTCAAGAGCTTCAACCAGTGTCCGTGCTTTGATTTGCTGAACGGGGATCTCACCTATGGCAGGGAATACATCTTTCTCCAGTGAGCGCCAAATGTCTTTTGCATAATCAGGGGTAACGCTTTTGCTTTTGAGCTGGAACCAGTTAGCGGCGACCGTTGAGAAAATACTGTCCAGTGCGATTTGCTGCTGTTCCTCTGCAACTTCAGCTTGAATTTGCGGATCGATTCCGTTGGCTAATAAGGCAAGGTAATCAGCTCTTAACCCTCGGGCATCAGCAAGCGAAAGTGCAGGGAAGGCACCGAGCCCCATCATTGTTCGCTGCTTTGTTGCCGGACGTTGATAACGGAAACGCCAGAGCTTTTTCCCGCTGGTTTTCACTATCAGGAAAAGCCCCTCGCCATCATGCAGCGTTAGATCCTTCTCTAACGCTTTTGCGCGCAGAACTTCGGTGTTTGTCAGGGGGCGTGTTGTCCGTGCCACTGTGGCCGCTCCTTCATGAATTGGTATACGCTTTTAGGTATACATCCTACCGTATACCTAAACGTATACCAATAATCACCGGATTTAGCCGGATGTACTCGGACAACGACAAACAAAAAAAAGCCCGCAGAGCTTGTGCTGTGCGGGCTTTCTGTACTTCACCGGATATATCCGGATCATTATTTGGTGGAGCTGGCGGGAGTTGAACCCGCGTCCGAAATTCCCACATACCATTTTTACACTAATAAAAACATGCATTTACTTTTAAAATCATCACCTTATTATTTTTTGTGTTTGTCGGGTTTTATGTGATTTTAAGTCTCTGCCGCCAAAGTGCCGCCATAAATTAGCGGTTCCAGTTGAGATTGTGAAGCGGGTTTTTTGTCACTGCATCTTCCAGGTGATCAGGCGCAAAGTGGGCGTAAACCATCGTCATTTTAATATCGGCGTGGCCCAGAATATCGCGCAGTACCAGTATATTTCCGCCGTTCATCATAAAATGGCTGGCGAATGTATGGCGCAGTACGTGGGTGCATTGGCCCTCTGGCAATTCAATGCCTGCCCGCTTAACTGCACGCTCAAAGGCTTTTCTGCATGGCGTGAATAACTTTCCCCGGTTCTTTGGTAGTTCGTCATACAGAGCCTGCGATATAGGTACAGTTCGGTTTTTCTTGCCTTTGGTTTTGGTGTACGTGATTCGGTATTTCGATAACTGATGGCCTTGCAGATTTTCAGCTTCACTCCAGCGGGCGCCGGTGGCTAGGCAAATTTTTGCAATCATCAGCAGGCTGGGGCTTTGAGAATCGGCGCAGGCATCCAGCAGGCGTTTAATTTCATCCGGTGCTAGGAACGCCAGCTCACCCTCTGCGATCTTGAATGTTGGTAGCCCTGCGAGCGGGTTGGGTGCTGACCAGTGGCCCAACTTTTTCAGCGTGCCAAAAACAGATGATAGGTTACGTTGCTCAAGGTTTACCGTGCGGGGCTTCACTGGCGACATAAACACGCCATCTTCATTTTTGACTTCACCTTTTAGGCGAGCCTCACGATATTTTGTAAAGTCTCCGGCAGTTAGCTCTGAGGCAATGGGATCGCCCAGACCATTACAAATAATGCTAAGTTTTGCCATCATGCGCTTGGGGTCAGCAAGAGTCTGTCCGTAAAGCGAATGCCACTGCTCAATCACTTCTGACAGATGCCGCCGATCATCCTTTTCACCTAACCATGGTTTTTTGTTCACTTCATCCATAGTGAAGTTTTCAAATGCTATGGCCTCGCCTTTCGTCGCAAACTGCTTGCGCACGCGCTTGCCATCGCGCCCGCTAGGGTAGCATTCGCACAACCATTTCCCGTTTGGCTGCTTCCTGATGGTCATATTTAAATACTCTTAATTGATTTGAGAGCACGTCCCACAATTTCAATATCGTCCAAAGAGCATTCAAAAGATGAATCCCCTTGCTGAACGACCAGACGGTTACCGGGTATCCGTGTGAGTTTTGCAATAGTTTTTATTCCATCAATATCAACGAGCCATACTCCATTTACGGGAGTTGCTGCGTTACGGTCTACGAGGTAAGAGCCATCATCAGTATGGACAAGTAACGGATTCGTCAAGTTCTGCGGTATTAGGCTGTTATCCAATATAACTTTTCCGTGGTCTACTAAAGCGCCTGCATCAAGCGTAGCTTTATCGATCTCAGGAGCTACCACCTCAGATAGCGGTTTGATACTTGATGGGGTCACAAAATCAAACCTTTTTTCTTGCCCATTATCATCATGCATATCCCCTTGCCCGGTAGTTAGCCAAAGCAACGAAATGCCTGTTTCGAGTGCGCACTGTATTACCCACTCAGCAGGGAAGCTATCGCGTAAGTATCTGTTTGCCATAGTGCTTTTTGATACGGATAGATGGTCGCATAGCTGTTGCCGCGAGCTGAAATTATAAGCCTTAATCAGCCTGTTTATTGCATCGCGGCCTCCGCTGTCATTACCAACCTTAATTGATCTCATAAGCAAAACCCTTGACGTATAGAAAGTGCGATCTTAATATTCATTCAAGGTTTGAAAAACAAACCTCAACCATATAAAACGAGATAAAACGAAACCAAACTAAGAGATACTGCACTATGAGCACTGAGATTTCAATTCGTGTACCAAAAGTGATTGCCACGCCAGCAGAATTTGCTGAATGGGAAGGGTATTCCCGTGGTTCGGTTTATCAGATGATTCATAACGGCAAACTGGCTAACTTCATTGAAAAGAAAGAAAAAAACAAAGGGCGTGTATTCATCCTCTATCTCAAATACAAAAAGGAGCAGGCGCGCAAAAACATGGACCAATCAGCCTTTAACTACAACGTAGTTGTAGGTTAGTAAGTTCAATTATGAGAACTTTCTAAGGGGGTTACATGTTTGATTATAAGATTTCCAAACATCCACACTTTGACGAAGCCTGCCGGGCTTTCGCACTACGTCACAACATGGCGAAGCTGGCAGAACGCGCCGGAATGAATGTCCAGACGCTGCGCAACAAGTTGAACCCGGACCAGCCGCACCAACTGACACCGCCGGAGATCTGGCTGCTGACGGATATCACTGAGGATTCCACGCTGGTTGATGGCTTCCTTGCCCAAATTCATTGCCTGCCTTGCGTGCCGCTGAACGAAGTAGCAAAAGAGAAGCTACCTCATTACGTCATGAGCGCTACTGCTGAAATCGGACGTGTTGCTGCCGGTGCCGTATCGGGTGATGTGAAAACCACCGCAGGCCGCCGCGATGTTATCAGCAGTATTAACTCTGTTACTCGTCTGATGGCACTGGCTGCCGTTTCGATGCAGGCGCGTTTACAGGCTAACCCGGCGATGGCAAGCGCGGTGGATACCGTGACGGGCCTCGGCGCTTCGTTCGGTCTGATCTGAGGTGGTTATGCTGACTAAAGAACCATCTTTCGCGTCACTTCTCCTAAAGCAAAGCCCGGCAATGCACTACGGTCATGGCTGGATCATGGGGAAGGATGGCAAACGCTGGCACCCGTGCCGCTCTCAGGATGAATTGCTGGCTGACCTGTCCACAACCAAACAGGGGAAATCATGGCTATTGAAGGCGCTACGGCGACTGTTCCATTAAGCCCCGGTAAACGCCTGGATGGACTGAACCATATTGCGGAATTGAGGGCTAAAGTGTTTGGTCTGAATATTGAGCCGGAGCTTGAAAGGTTTATTAAAGATATGCGCGACCCACGCGACGTAAATAATAAACAGAATGAGCGGGCACTGGCAGCCATTTTTTATATGGCAAAAATTCCGGCAGAACGTCACGGCGTCAATATTAGTGATCTGACTACTGACGAAAAGCGGGAACTGGTGAAAGCAATGAATCATTTTCGTGCAGTGGTGAGCTTATTTCCCAAACGGCTAACCATGCCGAATTAACCCACAACAGAAATTAATGGCGTTAACCCGCCGGGCTTCTTATTGCCCAAATTCAGGAGAAACAACGATGCGAAATATTGAAATCCGTAACACTAAAACCGGACCAGATGATGCTGGTCTTAACCTGCTGTTGAGTGAAGCACGCAAAGAAGAACGTCGGGGACGTGCAGATGTGATGGCTGCGCGTCTGGATTCTTTAGCTGCTCGTATCGTGTCACGTCAGCTTAACCACACGGAAGCGGCTGAGCTGCTGCGTCAGGAAGCTTTGAAGATTCAGAACGAAGCGCAGGAGATCCACTGATGGCTGATTCAATGGACCTTGTACAGCAGCGCGTTGAAGAAGAACGCCAGCGCCACATCCACACCGCCCGCAATAAAACGCCGGGCGTTTCCCGTGTTCTCTGCATTGATTGCGATGCACCTATCCCGCCAGCACGCCGCCGCGCCATTCCGGGCGTGCAGTGCTGCGTCACCTGTCAGGAAATCGCAGAGCTGAAAGGAAAACATTACAACGGAGGTGCTGTATGAGCACCATCCTGAAATGGGCGGGAAATAAAACCGCCATCATGCCGGAACTGATTAAGCACCTTCCCGCTGGTCCGCGACTGGTTGAACCTTTCGCGGGTTCCTGCGCTGTGATGATGGCGACAGACTATCCTCATTATCTTGTCGCGGATATTAATCCCGATCTTATCAATCTCTATAAAAAAATTGCCCTTGATTGTGAAGCTTTCATATCACGCGCAAAAAATATTTTTGCGATTGCGAATAGAGAAGTGGCTTATTACAACATTAGGCATGAATTTAATCATTCCTCTGAAATTACTGATTTCATGAAGGCAGTATATTTCCTTTATCTGAATCGTCATGGTTATCGTGGGCTGTGCCGCTATAACTTGAGCGGTCATTTTAATGTCCCTTACGGTAATTATAAAAATCCGTATTTTCCTGAAAATGAGATACGCGCTTTTGCAGAAAAGGCTCAACGCGCAACGTTTATCTGTGCCAGCTATGACGAAACACTGGCGCTGCTGCGGACGGGTGATGTTGTTTATTGTGACCCACCATACGATGGCACGTTTACCGCTTATCACACTGCCGGTTTTACGGAGGACGATCAGTATCATCTGGCGTCTATTCTTGAACGCCGGTCATCAGAAGGTCACCCGGTTATCGTGTCCAACAGCGACACGTCCCTGACCCGTTCGCTTTATCGTAATTTTACCCGCCATCGCATCACTGCAAAGCGCAGCATGGGCGTGGCTGCCGGTGATAGTAAGTCCGCAGCGGAAATAATCGCCGTTTCAGGAGCAACACGCTTTAACCGGGTTTATTCCACCCACGGGGATGTGTGCTCGGTTATTTTAGAGGTGCGGGCGTGACGGTAGGCAAGTTCGCGTCCCACAATGTAGCAACCACCGGCGGCTCGAATGAGGCCGCCGTGGCCTTTCCATGGAATAACCCAAAAAAAGCGGTTAATCCCTATCTGGACCCGGCGGAAGTTGCGCCGGAGTCTGCGCTTTCAAACCTGATCGCTCTTTACGCTGCGGATAACGAGCAGGAGCAGTTGCGCCGTGAAGCGCTGAGTGATGAGGTCTGGGAACGCTATTTCTTCAATGAGTCCCGCGATCCTGTCCAGCGCGAAATGGAGCAGGACCGGCTGATTAGTCGTGCCAAAATGGCGCGCGAGCAGCAGCGTTTTAATCCAGATCTGGTCATTCTGGCTGACGTTAACGCCATGCCGCCCCACATCAGCAAGCCTTTGCTGGAACGGATTAAATATTTCCATAGCCTGGGCAGAGCAAAAGCCTATTCCCGCTACCTGCGTGAAACCATCAGGCCTTGTCTTGAGCGGCTGGAGCGCGTGCGTAACAGCCAGGTGTCTGCGTCTTTCCGGTTCATGGCGAGCCACGACGGGCTGGAGGGGCTGCTGGTACTGCCTGAAATGAATCAGGATCAGGTCAAGCGCCTTTCAACGCTGGTAGCGGCACATATGAGTATGTGTCTTGATACGGCATGCGGTGATCTGTTTGTCAGCGACGATGTTAAACCAGAAGAAATCCGCCAGGCATGGGAAAGGATGGCTGCAGAAGTCTTGCGGCTTGACGTTATCCCGCCAGCATTTGAGAAACTGCGCAGGAAGAAGCGCCGCCGTAAGCCCGTACCTTATGAGCTGATCCCCCCTTCGCTTTTACGCATGATGTGCGCGGACTGGTGGTATAGCAAACTGTGGCAGATGCGCTGCGAATGGCGGGAGGAACAGCTGCGCGCCGTCTGCCTGGTCAACAAAAAAGCGTCCCCGTATGTCAGCTATGAAGCCGTGATCCATAAACGCGAGCAGCGCCGCAAATCGCTGGAGTTCTTCCGCTCGCATGAGCTGGTCAACGAAGACGGCGACACGCTGGACATGGAAGACGTGGTGAACGCCAGCAACAGCAACCCGGCACACCGCCGTAATGAAATGATGGCCTGTGTTAAGGGGCTGGAGCTGATAGCGGAAATGCGCGGCGACTGTGCGGTGTTCTATACCATCACCTGCCCGTCACGCTTCCACGCAACCCTCAACAACGGCAGACCTAATCCGAAATGGACCAGCGCTACTGTCCGGCAGAGCAGTGATTATCTGGTTGATACCTTCGCCGCTTTCCGCAAGGCAATGCACAAGGCCGGGCTGCGCTGGTATGGCGTCCGGGTGGCAGAGCCGCACCACGACGGCACCGTGCACTGGCATCTGTTGTGCTTCATGCGCAAAAAAGACCGCCGTTCCATCACCGCACTGCTGCGTAAGTTTGCCATCCGTGAAGACCGCGAGGAGCTGGGCACCAATACCGGGCCGCGCTTCAAGTCCGAGCTTATCAACCCGCGTAAGGGTACGCCGACCAGCTATATCGCCAAATACATCAGCAAAAACATCGACGGGCGCGGGCTGGCTAAAGAAATCAGCAAAGAAACCGGCAGATCACTGCGTGACAGCGCCGAGCATGTCAGCGCCTGGGCGTCACTGCATCGTGTCCAGCAGTTCCGTTTCTTTGGTATTCCGGGGCGTCAGGCATACCGCGAGCTGCGCTTGCTGGCTGGTCAGGCGGCGAGAGTGCAGGGTGAACGCAAAGCGGGCGCGCCGGTACTGGATAACCCGCGTCTGGATGCAGTACTGGCGGCGGCTGATGCGGGCTGCTTTGCCACCTACATCATGAAGCAGGGCGGTGTGCTGGTTCCCCGCAAACATCACCTTGTCCGCACGGCCTATGAGCGTAACGAAGAACCGAGCGCCTACGGCGATCACAGTATCCGTATCTATGGCATCTGGTCCCCGATTGTAGAGGGCAAGATTTGCACGCACGCGGTGAAGTGGAAAAAGGTTCGTAAGGCCGTTGACGTTCAGGAGGCGACAGCCGACCAGGGCGCTTGCGCCCCTTGGACTCGTGGCAATAACTGTCCCCCTGTTGAAAATCTGAACAAATCAGGGGGGGGGTTACCCGATATTAAAACCATGGATGAGAAGGAGCTGCAGGAATATCTCCACAGCATGGGCCAGAAGGAACGGCGGGAGCTGACAGCCAGGCTAAGGCTGGTAAAACCGAAGCGGAAAAAAGCCTATAAACAGAATATTTCGGATCAGCAGCGCCTGCAGCTTGAGGCAGAGCTGAGTTCCAGAGGGTTCGATGGCAGCGAATCAGAGATTGACCTGCTTCTGCGCGGCGGCAGTATTCCGTCAGGTGCCGGACTGCGTATTTTTTACCGCAATAGTCGGCTGCAGGAAGATGACAAATGGCGTCAGTGGTACTGATGCCAAAGCTTTAACAATTCTTGCTCTTATTGATCCGCATCAGATCTGTCCAATTGACTGACAAAAAACAGTTTTACATTTTGCATTTCCTATTATACTGTAATTATAAACAGTGGATATATATACAGTTATTGTGTATCCGAAGTAGTGATAGGAGGGAAAATGCAGGATTATCTTTTGGAGTCGCTGAAGCTCCAGCGCATTGATTTTTTTATCAAGCTTGTAGCGGCTAGTGAGTGCAGCGACGAAGAAAAGCGGCTGGCTATCCAGTGGGTGTCAGAACTGACTGACGAGTTGATGGCGAAAATTCGTAGCCATGAATACAGCCGGTCGATGGATGTAACCAGTTAAGGTAAATCTGTATGCGCATTGAAATAATGATCGATAAAGAGCAGAAGATTAGCCAGGCTACACTGGACGCCCTTGAATCCGAGCTTTACCGTAATTTGCGCCCTTTGTATCCCAAAACAGCAATTCGTATCCGCAAAGGTAGCGCTAATGGCGTTGAGCTGAGCGGCTTAAAACTGGATGAAGACAAAAAGCGAGTGATGGAGATTATGCAGCAGGTCTGGGAGGACGATAGCTGGTTACATTAGCGAACGTTGCAGACGATAAAACTGGTTTTTACCGTCTGCAAGGTTGAACAACGAGCTATGCGAGGCGTTAGTTATGGGGCTGAAAGATAGTAATTATCAAGTGGTTTATCGATATGAACCGCTACCGCATTATGTCCAGGGGGGTTGGGTGTTGTTCCAGCGGCCCAGAGTTTATGGCGGCGGTTTCTGGTTAGGTAAAACCTATGATGGTGTTTTTATGCTTGAACTTGAGCACCCTGTTACTCTGAGTGATGGCATTGAGTACATTATTCTCTCATCCAGAGTTGCTGAAAACTTTATGGATTTTGATGAAGATTTCAGGCTAACCTGAAAAAAACGAGAGTGCATGGCTATGCCGCATGAAATCGCATGATCGTTTAAGGATCGTTTTTGCTGTGGCCCGCCAGTTCTAGCGGGCTTTTGCTTATGTCATGCAGGTGCATGAAAACCACTACACAAAGCGGGCAGGCGTGGCGGGGATACGAGCGCGCGCAACGGGGTGAAATAATGAAAATCAGGTGCAGTCCTCGCCGATAACAGCGGTTTGGCTTTGCCCTGTAAACGCCTAAGTTATATCATGAGCAAAAATGATCAAAAAAGGCTCAGTGAATGGGATTAGGATTAAAAGATGGTATTTTGCATACAGCTGCTTTCCATCGAAAAGAAACTAACAAGCTGCTTTTGCCGAATAATCATTGCCATCCCGGTTTCATAACGGTTTTAGCTGCGTATGTGAATCATCATAAAATTACAGAAGATGATTGCACGTTACCTTCTCCGGAGTATATGCGTGCAATTAATCTGCAGGGTGCCCTTTGGGGTGAAGACCAATACCGGCAAGAGCGTGTTAACGTCGGTAGAAACTATAGCCTTGTCACTGCATTAACAAACGTAGAGGCTGTTGACGTTGCAACCAGCAGTATCAACAGTTGTGTGAGGCAATTAACTTTCCCGGATCGTGGGCCGGGTGAGTATCCTAAAGGACTTACGGACCTTACGCATGTTATAGGTGAGCTTCACGACAACGTATGGTCACATGGCAAATCGACCGGCTTCTCTTTTGCACAGCGATATGCTGTACCTTACACACAAAGGAGAGAGCATTTTTTAGAGTTCTCTCTTGCTGACTGTGGGTTTGGATTTTTAAGAGAATTGCGGCGTGCAGGTATAGCCAATATTGAAACGCATCAGGACGCAATTGCATGGTGTATTCAGGAAGGGCATTCCTCTAAGCACGCTGACTTACAGGACGATTGGGCGCAGCAGCTCCCCCAAGACTTCATTGGTGGAAGTATGTTTGGTAGCGGTGTGGCGGTAAAAGAAAAAGATAATAATCATCAAGGGCTTGGCTTGTACCACTTGATGAAATTGGTAAAAACTTATAACGGGGAATTGCAACTGGCTACAGGAAATGTATGCTTAGAGGCAACTGGTGATGAAGTGAGCTACACTGAATTACGTAACGAGTGGCAGGGTGTTGCTATTTCGTGCCGTTTTAAGATTCATGAACTGGCAGTTGATAAAGATAACGAAGAAAATGACCCTCAGCTTATGGAAATCATGCGGGCGTTAGGAGGAGAGTAATGAACAAAATCGCATACAAGTTGCCCGAGGGTGACCTGGCTTCGCGCAATCAGGCTATCCCCCAACGGCACAAGATTGAAGTTTTTATCAATGAGGGGAACTCTGTAGATTTGGATTTAAGTGGGGTTTATTCAATTTCCGAGTCATATTCTGATGAAATTTTTGGTGTGCTAGTTGTTAAGTTTGGTGTTACCAAAGTTTTGAGTCAGGTAAAAATCCGGAACGCATCCCCTTCAATTTTAAAAAGTATTGCAAAGGTAATCCAACGTCGCAGTAATGAAGTCGCATCAAAGAAGGTGCATTCTGTTGGATTTGATGGCGCGTATGCTGTTTGCTGATACTTAATCGTAATGAAAAGGGCGCTCTAGATGAGCGCCTTTTTTCTATCTTATTCCTGAACATTTAAGGTATATGCTTCAAAGCGGATCACTTCTTCGCCCAGCCAGTCGTTAAGCTCCTGCAGTCGCTTCTGCAGCGGCATCAGTTCGTTGCGGACAAAGACGCGGCTGGCCTTTTCCACATCACCAAAGCCGCCGGTATTGTTGGGAATAATGCCCATCATCTGCGGTGGTACGCGGTGCGCTGCCATCATGTCATCGCGGCTCACGTTCTTGATGTTCAGAAACTCATCCTTTGCCGCAACTTCCGACAACGGGATGATCTGGATGCCGTCCTTTTTACCGTTGGGCGAGTACATAAACAGGTTGCGGAAGTTGCCAGGCCCTTTGGCGCTTTTCATTGCCTGGCGGATATTGTTCACGTCCTCCTGATTCTGTGCTGCGTCGGTCATGTACATGATGAAGCCCGCGTGGCTGCCATTGATGTAATACTTCCGGCGGAACAACGTTGCGGACTCGTTGAGCAGGGTTGACGGAATGGCGGAGAGATAGCCGGGCAGCCCGTAAATCTCCTGGTTAATATCCGGCTCCAGCAGATGAAAGATGTTACCCTGCGTAAATTCATAGGGCTGCGTGGTCATTCCATACTGCACAAACCAGTAGGTGTCGAGGTCCACGCCGCGCCGTGTGTACTTCGCCAGTGCTGGCTCCAGTGAGAGAACGCCGCCGAGCCGGTTGGTGCGTTTTTCCAGATAGGCGTTACCAAACACCAGATAGTCCTGGACGAAACGTGCAAAAGCCTGCTGGCTGAGCAGGCGGTGCGGGATGTAGGTACTGCTGAGAATGTCACGCTTTACGGCAATCGGTGAGCTATGGTGCACGGCGGCGCGATAGGTTCGCGCCAGCCCGTCAAAACTCACCGGCGGCTCATACCAGCGGTCCATCTGTACGCATTCCACGTAGTCCAGCAATTCCCGACGGTCTAACACCGGCACCGGGTCGCCAAAGCTGAATGCTTCCGCCGCCGCGCCGCCTGATTTAGCGTTGTGATCTACCGCTGCGCGGTTATTCCGGTTTTTGCCTTTGCTCATGCCACCTGCTCCTTATCAGCCTGGGGCCATTCGCACATAAACAACATTCTCCAGTCCGCTGCTGATAATTCGCTTTTCATTGTATTCAGCCATTCATCATCAAAGAGCGTTGCCCCTGACGTTGCGGCGTGTTCAGCCGTAAAAATCATGCTGGTTGTGCTGTTGCGGGCAATCAGCTTTTTGTATTCCTGCCATGCTTCCGGGCTGGGGCTTGGGGTGGTGTAGTAGGTTGCGTGATAACGCGCGTGCATGGACAGGCCTTTGGCGAGCGCAATCATATTTTTCGGGGAATCCGCCCAGGCATATTCTGACACGTAGACGTTTCCATGGAGCGCGGCAGCGAGACTTTCCGGCCCGATAAAATAAATGACCGCACCGTTTGGTAGTTCCAGATGCGCTTTACCTGATTTTATTTTTCCTGGGTGTGTCCAGGCTGCGGCCTGCTCTAAAAAGGCTGACATATAGTTTTTGACGGTCAGGGCAGATGCCGGGGAGCAGCCCAGAAAAATCTGGTTTCGTCCGGTATGCAGCGCATCATTCAGGGCTTCGTAGGCGAAAAAGAAATCTGCGCCAGCCTGACGCATTTTTGTAAGCACGCGGTTTCTGCTGCGTGCGCCGCTATTCCATTCATGCTGATAAGCAAAGAAAGGGCGATCTACAGGCAGGCTGGCGGTGGTCATGAGGTTGGTTGGGGTTGAGTGCATCAGAAAATCTCCACAATATTGCTGGTATTGGCGGATTCGCCCTGCAGCGGTTCGTTAAACAGTGCGTGCATCGTTGCCCAGGCCAAATCTGCGTGGCTGGCTTCTTCGCTGCGGCTGGCTTCGTAGGTAGGGCGGTTGCCGCTGGCGGTAGTGGCGCGGCGGATAGCCATAAAGGACTGCGCAATGTCGGTGTGCCCGGCGTCAAACTCCAGACGGCGGTGGCTGATAATGTCGTATGCCTTGAGCACCAGGGCGTTTTTGACGTTGGGGTTGTAGACAAACTCCCGCACGGCAGGAAAGAACGCTTTCACGTTTTCGTAGACACCGTGACCGACGCCGGTCGAGTCGATGCCGATATAGGTCACGTTGTACTGTTGTGTCAGCTTTTTGATGGCGTCAGCCTGGGCGCGGAAGTCCATCCCGCGCCACTGGTGCCGCTCAAGAATCCGGAACTTGCCGCCCGGTACGGTTGGCGGTGCCACCACCACGCACCCGGCGCTGTCACCGTTCTGCGTGCCTTTCGCCGGGTCGTATCCGATCCAGACTTCGCGCCAGCCAAACGGGCGCAGCGCCAGCGCCTGAAAATCTGCCCACACTTCCCAGCTGTCCACCATGCAGGCCTGCAGCTCGCTGAGCGGGAATACTGACGCCAGATCGTCAATAAACTCGCACATCAGCAGGTTCTGGTATTCGTCCGGGCTGTATTCCATGCGCAGCTGGTCGAGGTCGAACAGATTACAGCCGCCGCGCACCGCATCCTCCACGGTGACGATCTGGCGATACTGTCCGTCCGGGCAGAGCACGCCGCGCGCAAGGTTGCTGTGGGTCAGGTCAATATCCACCTTGTCCGCTTTGGCGCGGCCCCGGTTGAACAGTGCGCCGGACCAGAACGGATAGGCGCTGTGGGTCAGGCTGGACGGCGTGGAAAAGTAGGTTTGTCGCCATTTCTTGTGAATGGCCATACCGGAGGCAACCTTGCGCAGCTCCTGGAATTTCGGTATCCAGAAATATTCATCAAGGTACAGGTTGCCGTGGTAGCTCTGCGCCGTGCGGGCGTTGGTGCCGAGGAAGTACAGGCACGCGCCGTTGCTGAGCGTCATCGGGTCGCCTTTCAGCTCAACATCCACCTCTTTTGCAAAGTCGATGATGTACTGCTTAAAAACGTGCGCCTGTGCCTTACTGGCTGAGAGAAAAATCTGGTTGCGCCCCGTGGTGATGGCGTCAATCAGCGCCTCACGGGCAAAAAAGTATGTTGCCCCGATCTGGCGTGATTTAAGCAGGTTGCGAATGCGGTGTTTTACGCCTGCCTGCCACCAGTGGCGCTGATATTCAAACATGCCGTTGCGGAAGATTTCTTCCAGCTTTTCGGTCTGTTCATCAGTGAAAACATTCTTTTCGGGCTGGCGGCGTGGTCCTTTGTTACGGTTGGCAACTTTCGGGTTTAAGTCTGCTTCGTTCCCGCCATCGTTAAACTTACCGATCCGGGCGTGGCGTTCTGACTGGCGCGCAAGCAGGTCAATTTCCTTGAAGTCTTTCCCTTCTTTCTGCTCCTTCATGATGAGCTGGCAGTAACGGGCGGCGGTGGTGAGCTGCATCTGATCCAGCGGCCCATACTCGCCCCATTTATCGCGCTTCTTCCAACTGTGAACGGTTGCAACTTTTTCGCCCAGCATTTCAGCAATGCGGGCTACGCGGTATCCCTGAAAGTACAGCAGCATAGCCTGCCGACGGGGATCGAGGTCTGCGGGGGTCAGTGTCGTGTTCATGGCCCCCAACATACGGCCTAGCCTGACGGCTTTCCCCGGCTGCGGTTTGTGTGGCTGACCGTACAAGTGGCGCGCGTTGTTTCACTCCCCCCATCACCGCAAACATAAGGCTCCAGTAAGTTTTTTCTAACGGAGCACGGCTCATGACAGTGAAAGCAAAGCGTTTCCGCATCGGGGTGGAAGGTGCCACCACTGACGGACGCGAGATCCAGCGTGAGTGGCTGGTACAAATGGCTGCCAGCTACAACCCGACGGTCTATACCGCGTTGATTAACCTTGAGCACATCAAGTCTTATCTGCCGGACAGCACCTTTAACCGCTACGGCAGGGTAACGGGGCTGGTTGCAGAAGAAATCAAAGACGGGCCGCTGGCGGGCAAGATGGCGCTTTATGCCGACATTGAACCCACGGACGCCCTGGTGGAACTGGTGAAAAAGGGCCAGAAGCTTTTCACCTCCATGGAGGTCAGCACGAAGTTTGCCGACACCGGCAAAGCCTACCTTGTGGGGCTGGGTGCGACGGATGATCCGGCGAGTCTGGGCACCGAAATGCTGGCATTCAGCGCCAGCGCCGCGCATAACCCGCTGGCGAACCGTAAGCAGAACCCTGAAAACCTGTTTTCGGAAGCAGTTGAAACGCTGATCGAACTGGAAGAAGCCCAGGACGAAAAGCCGTCCCTCTTTGCCCGCATCACCGCGCTGTTAACCAAAAAAGAGCAGACCGATGAGGCGAGTTTCTCCGACGTGCATAAAGCCGTGGAACTGGTTGCCACCGAGCAGCAGAACCTGAGCGAGCGCACGGATAAATCCCTGACCGAACAGGACAAGCGCCTTTCTGAGCTGGAGTCCTCACTGCAGGAGCAGCAGGCCGCCTTTGCCGAGCTTGAGCAGAAGCTGAGCCGTGAGGACAGCCGTAAAGACTACCGCCAGCGCGCGCCGGGCGGTGACGCACCGGCAGGCACCCTGACCAATTGCTGATGGAGCATAAAACCCGATGAAAAAGAATACCCGCTTTGCCTTTAACGCTTACCTGCAGCAACTGGCGCGTCTGAACGGTGTGGAAGTTGAAGAACTGTCCAGCAAGTTCACCGTAGAGCCGTCTGTGCAGCAGACGCTGGAAGACCAGATCCAGCAGTCCGCTGCTTTCCTGACGCTGATTAACATCACGCCGGTCACTGAGCAGTCCGGGCAGTTGCTGGGGCTGGGCGTTGGCAGCACCATTGCCGGGACCACCGATACCACCACCAAAGAGCGCGAGCCTACCGATCCGACGCTGATGGAAGACGTGGAATACAAATGCGAGCAGACCAACTTTGATACGGTGCTGACCTACGCAAAACTGGACCTGTGGGCGAAATTCCAGGACTTCCAGGTGCGTATCCGCAACGCCATTGTTAAGCGTCAGGCACTGGACCGCATCATGATCGGCTTTAACGGCGTGAAGCGCGCCAAAACCTCCAATCGTGCTGAAAACCCGCTGCTGCAGGACGTCAATAAAGGTTGGCTGCAAAAAATCCGCGAAGACGCGCCGGATCACGTCATGGGCAGCACAACAAAAGACGGCGCAACGACTGCAGGCGCGGTCAAGGTGGGGAAAGGGGGCGACTATGCCAACCTGGACGCCGTGGTGATGGATGCCGTCAATGAGTTGATCGATGTGGTTTATCAGGATGATGACGATCTGGTTGTCGTCTGCGGACGTGAACTGCTTTCTGACAAATATTTCCCGCTGGTCAACAAAGAGCAGGACAACAGCGAGAAAATCGCCGCCGATCTGATCATCAGTCAGAAACGTATGGGCGGCCTGCAGGCTGTACGCGCGCCTTTCTTCCCGGCAAAAGCCCTGCTGATCACCCGTCTGGATAACCTGTCCATCTACTGGCAGGAAGACACCCGCCGGCGTTCTGTTATCGACAACCCGAAACGTGACCGGATTGAAAACTTTGAATCCGTCAACGAGGCGTATGTAGTCGAGGACTACCGCTGCGCGGCACTGGTTGAAAACATCGAAATCGGTGATTTCAGCGCACCTGCCGCACCGGAAGGTGGGGAATAACGCATGAGCCTGAGTCCCGCACGGCAGCACCGCCTGCGCATTCAGGCCGAACAGGCCGCCCGTGAGGGCGGCAGTGTTCGCCATGCGTCGGGCTATGACCTGATGCTGCTGCAACTTGCAGAGGACCGCCGCCGCCTCAAGGGCGTCCAGTCCACGGTGAAAAAGGCGGAAATCAAGGTGGAGCTGCTGCCGAAATATTCCGCCTGGGCGGAGGGGGTGCTGGCTGCCGGAGGTGCGCAGCAGGATGACGTGCTGATGTACGTGATGCTGTGGCGTATCGATGCCGGTGATTATGCCGGTGCGCTGGAAATCGGGCGTCATGCGCTGCGCCATGGCTGGGTGATGCCGCTGGGCAACCGTAACGTGCAGACCGTGCTGGCAGAAGAAATGGCAGACGCGGCGCAAAGCGCTCTGCTAGCCGCTGCCGGTTTTGATGCCGATCTGCTTTTGCAGACGCTGGACCTGACAGCCGATCTGGATATGCCGGACCAGTCGCGGGCGCGTCTGCATAAAGCCATCGGCGCTGTACTGAGCGAAAGCAATCCGGCATCTGCCCTGAATCACCTTACCCATGCGCTGCAGCTCGATCCCCGCTGTGGCGTTAAAAAAGAAAAGCAGCAGCTGGAGCGCAGACTGCGCAATGACAGCCGCTAAAGAACGTGCCCCGCGCACGGGCGGCACGGGGTGGCGAAAGGCACTGCCACATCAAAATCCCGTCCACCGCCCACTTAATCAGGAGAAAGCCGCATGAAGTTTGTTGCGCCCGAACAGGCACCGGAACAGGCGGAGGTCATCAAAAATACGCCGTTCTGGCCTGATGTGGACCTGTCGGAATTTCGCAGTGTGATGCGTACTGACGGCACGGTGACGCAGCCGCGTTTAAAGCAGGTTGTGCTGACGGCTATTTCTGAGGTTAACGCTGAGCTGTACGACTTCCGCCACCGTCAGCAGATGCTGGGCTGGCAGACACTTGCAGACGTTCCTGCAGAAATACTGGACGGCAAAAGCGAGCGTATCCAGCACTACCACAACGCTGTTTTTTGCTGGGCGCGCGCTGTGCTCAATGAGCGTTATCAGGACTATGACGCCACGGCGTCAGGCGTGAAGCGAGGGGAGGAGCTGGCGGAGGCCAGCGGCGATCTGTGGCGTGATGCCCGCTGGGCAATCAGCCGGGTGCAGGATGCACCGCACTGTACGGTGGAGCTTATCTGATGAAAGTGCGTGCGCATCAGTATGACACGGTGGACGCGCTTTGCTGGCGTCATTACGGGCGCACGCAGGGTGTCACTGAGCAGGTTCTGCAGGCAAATCCGGGGCTGGCTGAGTACGGCCCATTTTTACCGCACGGGCTGCAGGTGGAGCTGCCGGACATTACGGCGTCAACCACGGCGCAGACCGTCCAGCTATGGGACTGAATTATGACGCTTGAACGAATCAGCGCCTTTATCACTTACTGCATCGCCGTGCTGCTGGCATGGCTGGGCGATCTGTCGCTCAAGGATGCGTCAACGGTTGGCGGCGTACTGATTGGTGTGCTGATGCTGGCTATCAACTGGTACTACAAACACCAGTCTTTCAAATTGTTACGTGGCGGCAAGATTTCGCGGGGGGAATATGAATCCTTCAATCGTTAAGCGCTGCCTTGTCGGGGCGGTGCTGGCTATTGCTGCCACGCTGCCCGGTTTCCAGTCGCTTCATACCTCCGTTGAGGGGCTGAAACTGATTGCCGATTACGAGGGGTGCCGCCTGCAGCCTTATCAGTGCAGCGCGGGCGTGTGGACCGACGGGATCGGCAATACGTCCGGTGTGGTGCCGGGCAAAACCATCACGGAACGGCAGGCGGCGCAGGGACTTATCACTAACGTACTGCGCGTGGAGCGGGCGCTGGATAAATGTGTGGCGCAGCCGATGCCGCAAAAAGTCTATGACGCGGTGGTGTCGTTTGCTTTCAACGTGGGCACCGGCAACGCCTGCAGCTCCACGCTGGTTAAGTTGCTGAACCAGCGGCGCTGGGCAGATGCCTGCCATCAGCTGCCGCGCTGGGTATATGTCAAAGGTGTGTTTAATCAGGGGCTGGACAATCGCCGCGCGCGGGAAATGGCCTGGTGCTTAAAAGGAGCATAACGGAATGAAAAAGAAAGTCATGAGCGTTTTTTTCCAGCTGGCATGGGCTGCGCTGTTGGTTATCAGTCTGCTGTATCCGCGCAGCGGTGCGCCGGTTCTGGTTGGTGCGTCTGTCTGGGTGTCATGCTTCCTCGCCTGGCTACTTGCTGCGCTGTGCGCTGTCGGGTGGTTAGCCGGAGAGCGGGCGCGCGATGAGGTCAGGGCAGCATTAATCAAATTCCGGGCGTACCCCGTAAAACCCGTGCGTACCTGGGCTATCAGGTTGCTAATTTTTCTGTGCCTGGCGTTTTCGGGATGGGTGATCACCCTGGTGTTTTACCTGCTGACGCTGGTTTTGTATCAGATTGCCCGCGCGCAGCTTCATGAGCCGATGGCGGCCTGATGCGTGCGCTGGCGGTAGTGCTGGCGCTGGCACTTGCGGCGCTGGGCTGGCAGTCGTGGCGGCTTAACAATGCCAGCCACGCCATCGAGACGCTGGGCGCGGCGCTGAAAAGCAAAAAGCAGGAGCTGACGAAGAAAAACAGCCAGCTGATCGGCCTGTCCATTCTGACCGAAACCAACAGCCGGGAGCTGACGAGGCTTTATGCGGCAGCGGAGCAGACCACCGCACTGTTGCGCAACCGTCAGCGCCGGATCGAGGAGCTAAAACGTGAAAACGAGGATTTGCGCCGCTGGGCTGACACTCCTTTGCCTGCTGACATTATCCGGCTGCGGGAGCGTCCGGCCCTCGCCGGAGGTGCAGCTTACCGTGAGTGGCTGTCCCAGAGTGACGCAGTGCCGCCTGGAAAGGTCAGCGCCGCGCAGTAACGGCGATCTGAATGCGGCGCTGGATGAAACCGAGGCCGCCTGGGCGGTCTGTGCTGACAAAGTGGACACGATTATTGCGTGTCAGGAGCGAGACAGTGAACAAACCGCAGTCCTTACGCAGCGCCCTGAATAAAGCGGTTACCTATGTCCGGGACAACCCGGACAAACTGCACCTTTTCGTTGATAACGGCTCACTGGTGGCAACCGGAGCCAGCTCTATGTCATGGGAATACCGCTACACCCTGAACGTGGTGATCGAGGATTTCAGCGGTGACCAGAATCTGCTGATGGCTCCTGTGCTGCTGTGGCTAAATGACAACCAGCCGGACGCTATCAATAACCCGGAGCTGCGCGAAAAACTGTTCACTTTTGAAGTGGATATTCTGCGCAACGAAGTGTGCGATATCAGCATGAACCTGCAACTGACGGAACGTGTGCTGGTCAGCACTGACGGCAGCGTGTCGAGCGTTGAAGCGGTGCCGGAGCCGGACGAACCAGAGGAAATGTGGACGGTGAAACGTGGATGAGTTGCAGAGGGTGGATGACTGGCTGACGGCGCTGTTGGCAAATCTGGAACCCGCCGCACGCAGCCGTATGATGCGGCAGCTGGCGCAACAGCTGCGCCGGACGCAGCAGCAGAACATCAGGCTGCAGCGTAATCCTGACGGCAGCGGCTATGAGCCGCGCCGGGTGACAGCCCGCAGCAAGAAGGGGCGCATCAAACGCCAGATGTTTGCAAAGCTTCGCACCACAAAATACCTGAAAACCACCGCCAGTGCGGACTCCGCCAGCGTGCAGTTTGATGGCAAGGTGCAGCGCATTGCCCGTGTTCACCATTACGGCCTGCGGGATCGCGTCAGCCGCAAAGGCCCGGAGGTCCGCTACGCAGAGCGCCGCCTGTTGGGCGTGAATGACGAGGTGGAAACCATCACCCGTGACACTCTGCTGCGCTGGCTGGCGGGGTGATCTTTGTGCCACCGCTGGCACAAGCGCCCGCGCTGCCTCCCTTTTCCCTCTGATGGCAACCTTTCGTTATGAATGCACAACTGACCGAAATCATGCGCCTTAGCACCAACCTGATCCGCACCGGCACCGTGACCGAAGTGGACCGGGAAAACTGGCTGTGCCGGGTGAAAGTGGGCGAGCTTGAAACCAACTGGATTAACTGGCTGACACTGCGTGCCGGTGGTGCCCGTACATGGTGGTGCCCCTCGCCGGATGAGCAGGTGGTGGTGCTGAGCATGGGCGGCAATCTGGAAACGGCTTTTGCGTTGCCTGCCATCTACTCCAATCAGTTTGCGCCGCCGTCGGATTCCGTGGACGGCTGCGTGACGGAGTACCCGGACGGAGGCTGGTTTGAGTATGAACCCGCCACCGGGCGGTGGCATGTCCGGGGCATCAAATCCATGGTGATCGAGGCGGCGGACAATATCACCCTCAAAACTGGTGAGTTTGTGGTGGAGGCTGACACCACGCGCATTAACAGCGAAATGGTGATCAATGGCGGCGTCACCCAGGGCGGCGGCGCGATGAGTTCTAACGGGATCGTGGTGGATAAACACGGTCACACCGGCGTGAAGTCCGGCGGCGATACATCAGGAGGCCCGGTATGACGCTGTATATCGGCATGAGCCAGGGCAACGGCAAAGCTATTACTGATACGGACCATCTGCGCCAGTCAGTGCGGGATATTCTGCTGACGCCGCAGGGCAGCCGTATTGCCCGCCGGGAATATGGTTCCCTGCTGTCCGCCCTGATTGACCAGCCGCAGAATCCGGCGCTACGCCTGCAGGTCATGTCTGCAGTCTATGTGGCGCTGAGCCGCTGGGAGCCACGGCTTACGCTGGATTCCATCACCATCAGCAGCAATTTTGACGGCTCCATGGTGGTTGAGCTTACCGGGCAGCGCAATAACGGCGCGCCGGTTTCCCTTTCGGTATCAACAGGAGCAGAAAATGGCAGTCATTGACCTTTCCCAACTGCCCGCGCCGCAGATAGTGGATGTGCCGGATTTTGAGACGCTGCTGGCTGAGCGCAAGGCCGCTTTTGTGGCCCTTTATCCGCTGGATGAGCAGGACGCGGTACGGCGCACGCTGGCGCTGGAATCTGAACCCGTCACCAAGCTGCTGCAGGAAAGCGCATACCGCGAAATTCTGTTACGCCAGCGTATTAATGAGGCCGCGCAGGCGGTCATGGTGGCGTATGCCATCGGCGGCGATCTCGATCAGCTCGCCGCCAACTACAACGTGAAACGCATGATTGTGACGCCTGCCGATGATAACGCCGTTCCACCCGTCCCGGCGTTGTACGAGTCTGACGAAGAACTGCGCCCGCGCATCCCCGGAGCCTTTGAAGGGCTGTCCGTTGCGGGGCCGACGGCGGCCTATGAGTTTCACGCCAGAAGCGCGGACGGGCGCGTGGCAGACGCCAGCGCAACCAGCCCGGCACCGGCGGAGGTGGTGCTTACTGTACTGAGCCGGGAGGGTGACGGTACGGCAGCGACTGAACTGCTGTCAGTGGTGGAGCAGGCGCTTAACAGCGAGAACGTGCGCCCGGTGGCAGACAGACTGACGGTGCGTAGCGCCGAAATAATCCCGTACAGCGTGGATGCGACGATCTTTCTTTATCCGGGGCCGGAGGCTGAGCCGGTGATGGCGGCGGCAAAAGCCAGCCTGCAGAAGTATATCGCCAGTCAGACGCGCCTGGGACGTGATATCCGTCGCAGTGCCATTTATGCCGCGCTGCACGTTGAGGGTGTTCAGCGTGTGGAGCTGGCCTCCCCGCTGGATGATGTGGTGCTGGATAAGACGCAGGCGGCATCCTGTACGGAATGGAGCGTAACCAACGGGGGCACGGATGAATAGTCTGCTGCCGCCCGGTTCATCGCCGCTTGAACGCCGGCTGGCGCAGACCTGCAGCGGGATTTCCGATCTGCAGGTGCCGCTGCGCGATTTATGGAACCCGGTAACGTGTCCGGTCAGCTTCCTGCCGTATCTGGCGTGGGCGTTTTCCGTTGACCGCTGGGACGAAAGCTGGACGGAGAGTGTCAAGCGCCGGGTGGTACAGGACGCTTTCTATATTCATCAGCATAAGGGGACAACCAGCGCAGTACGGCGCGTGGTCGAGCCGTTCGGCTTCCTGATCCGCATCATTGAGTGGTGGCAGACCGGCGAGCAACCGGGCACGTTTCGCCTGGACATTGGTGTGCAGGAGCAGGGGATCACAGAAGAAACTTATCTGGAACTGGAGCGCCTGATTAGTGACGCCAAACCCTGCAGTCGCCACCTGATCGGTATGTCCATTAACCTGCAGAGCAGTGGTCCCTTTTTTGTGGGGGCAGCCACTTACACGGGCGAAGAAATTACAGTTTACCCGTATATCAACGAAACCATTATTTCCGGCGGCACCGCTTACGATGGCGGGGCGGTCCATGTTATTGACACAATGAGAGTGAATCCATGAGCGCAAAATTCTATACCCTGCTGACGGATATCGGCGCGGCGAAACTGGCAAGCGCCGCCGCGCTCGGTGTTCCGCTGAAAATTACCCATATGGCGGTGGGAGATGGTGGCGGCGTGCTGCCCACACCCAGCGCACAACAGACAAAGCTGGTTGCCGAAAAGCGCCGGGCTTCCCTCAATATGCTGTATATCGATCCTCAGAACAGTAGCCAGATTATTGCTGAGCAGGTGATCCCCGAAACTGAGGGAGGATGGTGGATACGCGAAATTGGTCTGTTCGATGAAACCGGCGCACTGATCGCCGTGGGTAACTGTCCGGAGAGTTACAAGCCGCAGCTGGCGGAGGGGAGTGGACGTACGCAGACCGTACGCATGGTGTTGATTACCAGCAGCACCGACAATATCACCCTCAAAATTGATCCGGCAGTTGTGCTGGCTACCCGCCAATATGTGGACGATACCGCGATTGAGGTCAGGCTCTATACGGACGAGGCGATGAAAGCCCACCTGGCGGCGGCTAACCCGCATGCTCAGTATTTGCAGGCAAAAAATAACCTGTCAGAACTGACCGACAAATCAAAAGCGCGTGGCTCGCTGGGGTTAGGAAGCGCAGCGACAAAGGACGTCGGAACAGGCGCGGGTCAGGTGATTGGCGTCGGCGGATTTGGTCTGGGTGCTGAGAAAATCAGCACCACTACGATTGATTTTAAAACCCGCATTTTTCGCGCAGGTGAGTCTCTGCTTATCAAAATGGAGGGGAGTACCAACGTACCGACCGGACTGCCAACCGGGCCGGGTCAGTACATGTATGCGCATTGTCTGGGCGTCAGGGATAACAGCTATGGTTGCACGGTTGTTTTTGTTATGCACAACAATGCAGCACTCTCTTTTTTAGGTACCCGCTTTGATAACGTCAGTAGCGGCTGGATATTGATGCGGGTAGGTAATCAGGCAGAGTTGTCGAAATATCTCTCTTTAGCAGGTGGCGATATTACCGGTCGCCTCGGTGTCAGTGGTGTGCTTGAGGTCGGTAAAACGGGAACGGAATCCCTTATCACTCTCGGTGCATCAACTGTGCTCAGAGATAACGCGAATAACGCACTGGTTATCAGCAGCGAGTCGGGGGCGGGAAGTAAGGCAGGAGTATTTTTACGCCCCATTGCCAGCACTGACAGCACCATGCAAATGCAGGGTAATGCTGATGGCTGGTTTACTGATAAGTTCACCCCAAAAATTCTCAAGGTACCCGGAAAGGATGCCATCATCAAAAGTGGGGCGTATTCCTATACCGAAGGAAGCCAGACATTCAATCAGGTTGATGGTCTGTTTATGCAGAGCGTCGGCGGCCAGTACGGAAATATCAGATTCACTGAAATGGTGGGCAAAAGGTCATATATCGGCTTTGAAATCAAAGGCGGCGATAAAACGGCATGGCTGGAGTTCCGACATAACGGGAGCTTTGTGATAAATGGCACTGACATTGCGCCTGTCGGCATTCCACAACCGTGGCCTTTGGCAACTGCACCTTTGGGGTGGCTTATCTGTAATGGTGCCACTTTTGACAAGGCAATGTATCCATTTTTGGCAGCAGCATATCCCTCCGGCAAATTACCTGACCTGCGCGGTGAATTTATTCGCGGGTGGGACAACGGACGCGGCGTGGATCCTGGCAGGTCTTTACTGGCATGGCAGGACGACATGATAAAAAAACATAGCCACACGCTCGGTACATATAAATCCGTTGACGCCGGAATCAAGATGCCAGTGACTGCCGGTGCTGAGCTTTCTAATTCAGGCGTGGGCGGCGCTATGTATACCGGTGAAGCTGGTAGCTCAGAAACCCGCCCACGCAACATTGCATTTAACTACATCGTGAGAGCCGCATAATGAGCAAATACAACACTGATTTACCTACAGCAAAACTGAATAAAAACGGCATCGCCACTGCTGCCGGCTGGCTCACGGTATACAACGTGGAGCCTGAGCAACGCGAATTTCAGGCGGTGACGATGGAATATTTAGCCGCGGGTGTGGGCTTGCCTGCTTTCAGTTATGCCGATAAGCCAGCATTACCGGGCGATGGCTTTGCACTGGTGCGCAGCGCGGATGAAAAACAATGGGAAACTATTGCGGATTATCGCGGCCTGACAGCTTACAGCACTGAAACCGGGCAATCGGAAATCATCGCTTTTCTCGGCGAATTGCCGGATACGCTGACGTTACTGGCACCTGTCACGGCGTATGATAAATGGGACGGTAACCAGTGGGTGACCGACACGGCGGCGCAACATGCTGATGAAATTGCCGTCGCAGAACAGCAAAAGCAGGCTCTGCTTTCTGAGGCGCAGCAGCAAATCACCGGGTGGCAAACAGAGCTGCAGCTCGGCATCATCAGTGATGATGATAAGGCCAGCCTGATTATCTGGATGAACTACATCAAAGCCGTGCAGGCAGTGGACACGTCTAAAGCGCCGGATATTAGCTGGCCTGAGCTTCCGGAAGATTAATCCCGTCCCCGCATTCGCGGGGATTTTTATTCCCCTTTCATTGTGCCATTACCCACACATAGCCCGCAGCGTGCGCCGCGTGCATATCAACCAGAACATAGGCGTACCCCCTGTAAACCGGAGAGACTGCCTTATGGCTCAGGATTACCACCACGGGGTGCGCGTTGTTGAAGTCAACGAGGGCACCCGATCCATTACCACGGTGAGCACCGCCATCGTGGGCATGGTCTGCACCGGCGATGATGCTGATGCGTCCATGTTTCCCCTTAATAAGCCGGTTCTGCTGACCGATGTGCTGACCGCCAGCGGCAAAGCGGGCGAGTCCGGTACGCTGGCCCGCTCGCTGGATGCCATTGCCGACCAGGCTAAACCCGTGACCGTCGTTGTGCGCGTGGCGCAGGGCGAAACCGAAGCGGAAACCACCTCCAACATTATCGGCGGTGTGACCGCTGACGGTAAAAAAACGGGCATGAAAGCACTGCTTTCGGCGCAGTCGCAGCTCGGCGTTAAGCCGCGCATTCTCGGCGTGCCGGGGCACGACACGCAGGCGGTTGCCACTGAGCTGCTGAGCGTGGCGCAGAGCCTGCGCGGGTTTGCATATCTGTCAGCCTACGGCTGCAAAACGGTGGAGGAAGCGATTGCCTACCGTGACAATTTCAGCCAGCGAGAGGGGATGCTGATCTGGCCTGACTTTATCAACTTTGACACCGTGCTGAATGCCGATGCGACGGCTTATGCTTCCGCCCGCGCGCTAGGCCTGCGTGCCAAAATTGACGAGCAGACCGGCTGGCACAAAACCCTGTCCAACGTGGGTGTGAATGGTGTCACCGGTATTTCCGCTGATGTGTTCTGGGATCTGCAGGACCCGGCAACCGATGCGGGACTGCTGAACCAGAACGACGTCACCACGCTTATCCGCAAAGATGGCTTCCGCTTCTGGGGTTCCCGCTGCCTCAGTGATGATCCGCTGTTTGCTTTTGAGAACTACACCCGCACGGCGCAGGTGCTGGCTGACACCATCGCAGAAGCGCACATGTGGGCGGTGGATGGCGTGCTTAACCCGTCGCTGGCCCGCGACATTATCGAAGGTGTACGCGCCAAACTGCGCAGCCTGAAAACGCAGGGCTACATCATCGGCGCAGACTGCTGGCTGGATGAGTCGGTGAACGATAAAGACTCCCTGAAAGCCGGGAAGCTCACCATCGACTACGACTACACGCCAGTGCCGCCGCTTGAAAACCTGATGCTGCGCCAGCGCATCACCGAACGATACCTGCTGGATTTCTCCAGCCAGGTCAGCGCGTAAGGGGACACCATGGCTTTACCACGCAAGTTAAAACACCTGAACCTGTTCAACGACGGGAACAACTGGCAGGGGATCGTTGAGTCTCTGACCCTGCCGAAATTTACCCGCAAGTTCGAGAAGTATCGCGGCGGCGGTATGCCAGGCGCGGTGGACGTGGACATGGGGCTGGATGACGGCGCACTGGATACGGAATTTTCAATCGGCGGCACCGAACTGCTGTTATTCAAGCAGATGGGCAAGGCCACGGTTGACGGCATCCAGCTGCGTTTCACCGGCTCCATTCAGCGTGACGATACCGGCGAAGTCCAGGCCGTTGAGCTGGTTGTGCGCGGGCGTCATAAAGAAGTGGATTCCGGCGAGTGGAAAACCGGAGAGAGTAGCGCCACCAAAGTCAGCAGCACCAACAGCTACGCGAAGCTGACCATTAACGGTGAGGTGCTCTATGAGGTTGATGTGGTCAACATGATTGAAATCGTTGACGGCGTGGACCTGATGGAAGAACACCGTAATGCCCTCGGCCTCTGATTAACCATAACGGCGCGGGAAGCCGCGCCAGTATTTCATTAACAGGAAACGAACATGAGCGACAAGCTGACTGAAAAGACCGTAAAACTGGATACGCCCATCATGCGCGGTAAAACTGAAATTACCGAAATTGTGCTACGTAAGCCGCAGTCCGGCGCACTGCGTGGCACCCGTCTGCAGGCCATTATGGATATGGATGTGGGCGCAATGATGACTGTGATCCCTCGCATCTCCACCCCGACGCTGACCGCGCAGGAAATGGCAGAGCTGGACCCCGCCGATCTGACCGCAATGGCTGTAGAGGTGGTTACTTTTTTGTTGCCGAAGTCGGTGCTTGCCGATTTGCCGACAACCTGACGGTTGATGATCTGGTGGCAGACATTGCCACCATCTTTCACTGGTCGCCGTCCATCACTGACGTTATGCCGCTGACTGATGTGCTGGAGTGGCGACACAAAGCCATTCAGCGAAGCGGGGCCAGCGATGAGTGAAAATAACCTGCGACTGCAGGTAGTTCTGGGGGCGGTGGATAAGTTAACCCGCCCATTTAAAAATGCACAGGCTGGCTCTAAGGAGCTGGCATCAGCTATTCGACAAACTCGCGATCAAATTAAAAAGCTGAGTGATGCTGGAGGTCAGCTTAAATCTTTCGATCAGTTAACTCTGAGTGTTAGCCGTACTGGTGCCGAACTGGATCAGGCGAGGCTACGCGCTCAAATGATGACGCGTGAAATGTCATCTTTGGAATCCCCGACAAAAAAGCAAACGCAGGCGCTTGAGGCTCAGTGGCGGGCTGTTTCACGTCTTGAACAAAAACAGCAACAGGAAACTCGCCAGATGGCGGCAGCCAGGGCTGAGCTTTATCGGCTGGGGTTATCTGCTGGGGGCGGCGCGCGTGAAACGGCACGGATTGCACGAGAAACTGAGCGGTATAATCGACAGTTGGCTGAGCAGGAGCGCAGGCTGCGTGAAGTTGGCGAGCGTCAGCGAAAGCTCAACGCTATCAAAGCTAAGGCTGAAAAGACCCGCGAGTTAAGGAACTCTCTGGCAGGTAATGGTGCAGGGGCGATGGCGGCTGGGGTAACTACTGGCATGACGTTGTTGGCTCCAGTAAAAGCCTATTCAGAATCAGAAAATGCGGCGAATCAGCTCGCCGGTTCAATGATGGGACCGGGCGGAAAGGTAGCGCCTGAATTTGAAAAAATTAACCGGCTTGCAGTTGCTTTGGGCGATAAGCTGCCGGGCACAACAGCCGACTTTCAGAACATGATGACTATGCTACGCCGTCAGGGTATGTCGGCGCAGGTCATCCTGGGCGGCTTGGGAGAGTCAGCAGCTTATCTTGGCGTGCAGTTACAGATGGCTCCCACTGCAGCAGCTGAGTTTGCGGCTAAGTTACAAGATGCTACTCAGACCTCCGAAAAAGACATGATGAATCTGATGGACGTGATCCAGAAAGGATTCTACGCGGGGGTAGATTCAGGGAATATGCTGCAGGGGTTCTCAAAAATCAGCAGCGCGATGGATATTATTCATAAAAAGGGATTGGACGCGGCTAAGACATTTGCTCCTCTATTAGTTATGGCTGATCAGGCTGGTATGGCTGGAGAGTCAGCTGGTAACGCCTACCGAAAAGTATTTCAGTCCGTCATGAATACAGAAAAAGTGAAGGATGCTAATGATGAACTAAAAGGCACTGGCGTTAGGTTCGATTTTACGGATGGCAAGGGGGAGTTTGGCGGGCTGGAGAAAATGTACACGCAGTTAGCTCAACTTCAAAAGCTTAATACTGAAAAAAGGTTAGCTACTCTAAAAGGTATTTTTGGGGATGATGCGGAAACGCTGCAGGTGCTAAATATTATGATTACCAAAGGCATCTCAGGGTATCGTGAAACGGCTTCAAAGCTACAAAATCAGGCTTCTCTACGCGAGCGTGTTGATGCCTCCTTGAATACTCTTGGTAACAAATGGGAAGCCGCTACAGGTTCCTTTACCAATGCTATGGCTAGTATCGGTGAAACAGTTGCCCCTGCATTAAAGAAGCTGGCTGACGGGTTGGGGGAACTGGCGTCGCGTCTGGATGGTTTTGTTAAACGACACCCACAATTGACCTCTGCGTTGTTTAAGTTGGCAGCTGGTTTTGCCATTGTTGCCACCGCCGCTGGGGTTGTTTCACTGGCGCTGGCGTCCGTGCTAGGGCCGATGGCAGTAGTGCGAATGAGCGCAGGGGTGATGGGGCTAAAATTTTCATCTGCATTTGGTCTTATTGGGAAAGCAATCAGTTCTGTTGGCAAGTCAATTATATGGCTGGGCCGATTGATGTTTGCAAATCCTATACTGGCTGTCATTGGGTTGATCGCCGCCGGTGCTATTTATATCTGGCAAAACTGGGACACGCTTGAGCCAAAATTTAAGGCAATGTGGGATGCAGTATGTAATGCCACAAGTACAGCATGGGATTGGATTAAAGAGAAGGCCAGCGCCGCATGGGAGGGGATTAAGTCACTGTTCTTTAATTATACCTTGCCGGGATTAATAGCTAAAAATTGGGATGCAATAAAAACTGGCGTTTCTGAAGCGTGGGCCAATATCAGACAATCTATTAGTGATAAATGGAATTCGATCCTGGCTGATGTTGCCGCGCTTCCTGCGAAGTTCCAGGACATGGGCAGCGCCATTATTGACAGCATTCTCAATGGAATTAATGCCAAATGGGAGACACTCAAAAGCAAGCTTTCCTCAATCACCGATTATCTGCCTGACTGGATGACCGGAAATAATAAAACACAAGACAAAGCACAGGTGCAGGTGGTTGGTGGAGCAGCGGCTGCTGCCGTTCCGTTTGCCGGGATGTATGACAGTGGTGGGATTATTCCGCGCGGTCAATTCGGTATTGTTGGGGAGAACGGCCCTGAAATTGTGAACGGCCCCGCAAATGTGACCAGCAGGCGGCGCACTGCCGCG